GATGTTGAAGTATATGGTAAAGAACTTCAACATCAGCCAATAGTGCAGGAGAAGATCCGTAATAATCAGCCCAATCAGACTCTTTACGGATCTTCTTCCGTTTACCTTTAACTGTTTTATATGCAGCTTTAGTTAGGAATTTACGGCCGATATACTTTCGTCCGTTCTTTAGATTCTCAATTAGATAAATGAAACCATACCATTCATCTGAATATTCAAATTCTTTACCTTCATAAAGCCACATTTAATAAATCTTTCATTTGACTAAAAGATTTATTTATTCATCCGGTTCTTCGGTTTCTTCAAGATCAGAATCAACAACATCTGCCGAACAGAATGGGCAGTATGCTACTGGTTCAATTCCGTCTGAAATTACTCTAAATTCTTCTTCGCATTCGCTACAAGTAATCCAATTCATTTAGTTCTTCCTATTGTTATATTTGTTTGAGCTCTTATGTCTTTATTACCCCATGACCAACACTCACCATTAGCTTCAAAACAAACCCAAATTAGATCCGATTCAATTCCATAATCAAGAAGAACATGAGCCATAGCATTACCTTTTGGAGTAACAACTGGAATTGCCGGATTTAATTGTAACATCATAGAGAAAATCCTTTGAATGAATTCTCGTCGATATCTTGCTTGACTTCACCAATAGTATATGATGAAATCTCTGTTTCTTGAGGTGCTACTTGTACTTCACTTCCGGCTATCCAGCGTTGCGTCCAGGGTAGTGGATTTGCTGTAGGCTTACCGCCAAGACCGATAGCATTTAGTCTCTTGGAAGCAATGTGATCTATATATTCACACAGCAAAGCTTCATTTAGACCGAGGATCGAGCCCTCCTTGAATAGATAACGTGCCCATGCTTTCTCTTGCTCGACGACTTCGGTAAATAGACGTACGCATGCATCTTTCGTCTCTTCTTGTATGAGTGCAAAGTCTGCATCTTCTTTCGGTAGAAGTTTGAGGAGCTGCTGAGTTGAGGCGAGGTGAACATTCTCATCTCGGGCAATGAGTTTGATAATTTTCGCGTTACCCTCCATCTTTTTGACTTCCGCGAATGCCCAAGAGCACGCGAAAGAAACATAGAATCGGACACCTTCGAGCGCATTGACAGCATTTAAACAAAGCCATAGAGCTTTCTTGTGTTGGTATTCATTTTCAATTCTACCAGAACCACTATAAGACCTGTCAGCTCTCCAATCAGACTTCCAAACATTCATATCAATCAGTTCATCATAGTACTTACTGATACTATCAGCACAGTCAACTATTTCTTGGACTTCCAACATTTCGTCAAAGACTCTGGAAGGGTCAGGATAAACGTTGCGAATGATATGAGTGTAAGAACGGGAATGAATTGTCTCGTAAAACGCCCAAGTCTGGATCCAGGTTTCCACCTCAGCAAGCGAACAAATAGGGAGAAAAGCCAGAGATGGAGCTCTACCTTGTACCGAATCAAGAAGAATTTGCCTCTTAAGATTGCTTGTGAAAATGTGCTTCTCATTATCAGTTAATGCCTTAAAATCTTTGGAGTCTTTTGTGAGCTCTACTTCATTAGGTCTCCAAAAGAAGCCAAGTTGCTTCTCTGTTAGTTTTTCAAATGCTGGATACTTTACTTTATCATAACGAGCAATATCAACTGGCTCGTCAAAAAAGACTGTTCGTTCCAGATGATTCTTATTTGTAGTAGTATTAAAAACTGACATTAGTATCTCCGTCTGAAATCCATTCTATATATTCTTCCGGTACTACTCTTGTCTCAAGTTTACCATCTTCATGTTCTAATTCAAGTCTAATACCTGTAGACTCACATTTAAAATAACTTAGGACTTTATATACTTTACCACAATCGTCCCACATATCATTATGAATAGTTATATAACCAATCAAATCTTGCATGACTCGCAATCCTCATCATCGGTTTCACCTTGTGCTAGATCTTCTAATTCAATTTCACCAGCACCATCATTAGTGTTAAAATAGTATCCAGTCTTGATACCATACTTATACATCATGAGCAGATGTTGTAGCATGACTGACATAGGAATTTTACCATCTTCATAAAACTTGGGATTATATGAAGTGTTAGTTGAAATAGATTGGTCAATAAACTTCTGAAGTACAGCCATGATCTTGATATAACCTTCAGGGCTTGGCTGATCCCAGAGAAGTTCATACTTGACATTACGATTATTGATACCTGGTACTACCTGCTTCAGTACACCATCCTTGGACTGCTTAATAGAAACAAGAGCACGAGGTGGTTCGATACCATTTGTTGAATTACTAATCTGTGCGGATGTTTCAGCTGGCATAAGTGCCATTAGAGTTGAGTTACGAATACCAACTTGACTAGCTCTAAGTGCCAGTTGATCCCAGTCCATCTTATAGACTGGAGCAACCAATTCATCAACTTCTTTCTTATATGTATCAATAGGTAAAACACCTGCAGAATACTTAGTATTCTGATGAAGTGTACAAGCTTCATATTCCTCAGCAAGATCTACTGATGCTTTAATAAGATAATATGACCAAGCTTCGGCATACTCATGAATCAGATCAAGATTAGGATTAGAATAGGTACTACCATTCTTAGCTAACCAATATGCAAAGTTGATAATGCCAACACCAAGCGGACGATATTCCTTGCTGTGAAGTTCAGCTGCTTTTACAGGATAATCTTGATAATCTAAAAGTGCATCTAATGCTCTAACTGCAAGTGTACATGGTCGTTCAAAATCTGAAGTATTTTTAATCTTACCCCAGTTTATTGCACTTAAAGTACACAGTGCAATACGTCCGGTTTCGTCATTAATATCATTAAGCGGTTTAACGGGCAGCGCAATTTCGGCACACAGATTACTCATACGAATAGGTGCAACTTCAGGAATAAAAGAACCATGGGTATTACAGTGATCTACATTCATAAAATAGATCCTGCCTGTATCTTTACGTTCCGTCATAAAGGAACTGAAAAGTTCTATTGCAGGAATACTTTTCTTTCTTATTTTGGAATTTTTCTCATATTTCTCATATAGAATTCTAAATTTATCTACATCTGTAAAAAAACAAGCATAAAGATCTGGTACATCATGAGGTGAGAAGAGAGTGATGTTACCTCCAGAAAGAAGTCGTTCATACATTACCTTATTAAACTGGACGGAATAGTCCAAATGACGAATACGATTATCCTCTGTACCCTTGTTGTTCTTTAGTACAAGTAGATCTTCTACTTCCAAATGCCAAAAAGGATAATACATAGTTGCTGCGCCACCACGGACACCGCCCTGACTACAGCTCTTAACAGCCGTCTGAAAATGCTTCCAAAAAGGAATAACACCAGTATGCACAGCATCACCGTTGCGAATACCAGACCCGAGAGCACGGATACGACCACCGCCAATTCCGATGCCAGCTTTGTTCGAGACATATTTTACGATTGCCGAAGAGGTTGCATTGATTGAGTCGAGCGAGTCATCTGTCTCAATGAGTACGCAAGAACTGAACTGTCGGCGAGGGGTCCTAACTCCAGCCATAATCGGAGTAGGCAAACTAAGGTCAAAAGTAGAAATTGCATCGTAAAGTTCCTTTACCCACTTGATTCGATCGGTTTTATAATTTTGGAAAAGAGTCATGGCAATCAACATGAAAGCCATCTGAGGGGTCTCATAAATTTGACCTGTGACTCTATTCTTTACTAGATATTTGCCACGGAACTGTTCCATAGCAGCATAAGCAAGTTTGTTGTCTCGATTATGATCAATATAGTTATTGAGTTCTAGCCATTCTTGATCTGAATAAGTATCTGATAAACTTTCATCATAATAACCAGCATCCATTATACATCCATAGTGTTCAACTAATGAACAAGGATCATATTGTCCATAAACTTCTTTACGTAGTTGATAGTTTACTAGACGACCAGCTACATATTGATAGTTAGGATTATCAGCAGTAATTAACTCTGAAGCGGCTTTGATTAGAGTTTCATGAATATCAGAAGACTTGATATTATTATAGAATTGAATATGTGATGCAAGTTCAACTTCACTAACCGAAACACCAGTAA